ATTGCGGGTAATGGGCATTCACAAACTCCAGTAGACGAGCCTCGGCCGCGCCAAGGTCGATCGCTTTCTTGCATGCGTGCGAATGACTGAAGCATTGGCACGGTTCGATGGGGTCTATTCCCAGATAGGGCGAATACCGCGCGCCCCAAGAGAATGACCGGGAATCCTCGTAGCCGCCGAACACGCTGACGGCAGGGGTCCCGATGGCCTGGGCCAGAACCACCGCAAAGCCGGGTGACGAATAGACCAGGCTGGAGAACGCCACCAAGGCCGCCAGCAGCTCGATATCCAACTCGCCGCGGTGAAACTCGATGTCGGCCTCAATCTGCCGGCCCACGGTCCATTCCCGGTCAGCCTCCAGATCCGCCACGCTCACCACGAAATAGCGGTCGCGGATCGAATCAAAGAGCCGCGCGTAGGCTTCGTGGTCGGGGTTGCGCGCGCGGCAGCCGCCCCATTCGGAGCGCTCCACCAGCGGTCTGTAGATCATGATCGGCTTGGCAAAGCGCCAGCCGGCGATCAGTTCAGCGGCCCGCCGGCGCCAAGCCGGTGGAACGGGCAATCGGAAGTCCCCAGCGGGGACGCCGCAGCCCTGCGCCATGGCCTCCAGGACCGACCCAGCGCGGCGCACGGCGGCCGGCGTATACCAGACCCTCACCGGACGGGCGTCGCGCGGCACGGAGGCGCTTGTGAAGCGACTGACCTCCCGCCAGGCATTCTTCGCCTGGGTTCGAAGGGCCGATCCTTTGCCGACCAGATGAAGGTCCGGCATATCGTGGTACAGGCATGGCCACGGCGTTTCCAGCCATACAGGGCCGCGAGTCAGGAATTCCCGGACGATGGCGCGCTGGTGCAGGCCGTCGCCCAGGCCGTGCATGCCGGCGATATAGGTAGCTGTCATTCGAAACGGAAGCAGGTAAGCGCCGACCCGGGCGTGCGGTTGACCACGTCCACATTCGGATTCGCCGCTGCCCAGCGCGCGTACTGTTGAAAATGGATCTGGCGACGTGCCGGCACGGTGTTGGCCAAGCCATTCGTATAGGGGCCAAAGAAGTGCGTCCCGTGCATATCGAACCCGTACAGTTCGATTCGCCGCGCGCCGAACAACGTGGCCACCTGTAGCGCCAATACGCCGCTGTTCCAATTGCATGACCCGCCCGGGCAGCGCTCCACGCCGGCGACCTCATTGCAGGAGAACTTGCGTCCCGCGAACTGAATCGCTGCCGGATGCGCCCGCCACCAAGCCGAATCATTGGCAGCCAGGAAATCAGCCCATGGCGCCAGCTCGAAACAGTTCCCTATCGCCCCGACTCGGCGGCCGCGCACCGAATCCGCCAGATCCGCACTCATGCTCGGCCCAGGCGCCAGCAATACCCAATCGCTCACGTTCGCCCTATGCCACCGTGGCGCGCCGCATGGAATACAGCAGAGACGTCACGCTTTTGGGCAAATACCCATATCCGAATTGTTCGGACACAGACGAGTCCATGCCGCCGTCGCGCTCCTTGTACAGATGGCCAATCAGCTCCAGCGTCGCAGCCCGTACCCGCGCAGGAACGCCGATTGGGTCTCCGTTGGAATCCTCCGGCACATCGCCACTGGAATCCAGAAAGGCATCAGCGGCGTCTTTCAAGTAGTCGACGATGACCTCGGACGCAGCCTCGATCTTCAAAAGCAGATCCGCGTCATCGTCGGTCGTATCTCGACGCAGATGCAGGCTTGCTTGCTCAAGCGATACGAGCTTCATGCTTTCACCGCCTTTGATGCATCGATGACGGGCGGCGCATCCTTGCCATCGCGGCCGCGCTTCGCAGCAAGAGTCCAACTTTTGCTTCTGGGCTCTCCCGGCTTGTCGGTGGTCGGATCGTCGCAGTGCCACAGGCTGCCGCCCCAGGTAACGGTGTCGCCAGCAGAATATTCAGTGCCCTCCTTGAAGACGCCTTGATAAATCATTGCCGGGATATGTAAATCCGTTTCTTGTTTCGCGCCGCTCGAAAGTTCTGCTATGGCCTTGAAGCCCCGATCGCCTTCCCGCTCGATTCTCAGGACTGCCACGCCCTCGACGATGCATTCCCATCCCTTCATGCCGGTCGTGGCCTCGAAAGAACGCCACAGGCCGCCAGCGTGCTTGGCATAACATCCACGCGGGTAAGCTTTCTCTGAGTCGATGGCCGGCAGGATTTCGATATGCGCGCCGTCCCGGCCCGGCTCACCATCCTTGGGCATCCGGACGGACTCCATGGCTTTGGCCATAGCAGCATCGATCAAACGCTGAACCTCTTCTATCGGGATGGGCTTCCCGTCCTCACCATCCTTCGGCTTCGGCAACTCGCTGACCGCCTTGGCCACGCTTTCAGCGACAAGAGGCTGCACATCTTCCAAAGTGACACTTATTCCATCCTTGGGGACTGGGATGTCTTTTACCGCCTGGGCGACGTTTTCGGCCACCAGTCGCTGAATCGCTACAGGATCGGCGTCTTTCCCGTCCTTCGGCGCGGGGATTGCGGCGATCGCTTCCGCGACGGCCGATTGCACGACTTCCCTGACGTCAGGGAGAGGCGCGTCCGCGAGCGCCTCCTCCAGCTTTACCAGACGTTCCGCCAAACCGGCCACTGCGGAATCGACGTACTGCCGAACCGTCGCGACTATCGATTCGCCAAGGGCTTTCACATCAAACATTCGCAAGCCCCTTTTGTAGGGTTTCCAGTAGCTCGCGCACTTGGGCTTCGGCATCTGCTTCAGAGCTAGGAGCTTTCGGCTCGGGTTTCGGCGCGGCGGGTGTAGCCGTGGGCGGAGGACGCTGCGCGAGCGTGTCCAGCGGCCAATTCTGTTGCTGGAGCACAGGCTTTTCCCCGCCCTTGACCGGAGCTAGGTCAAACTGCGCGCGGGCTTCGTTCGGAGACATGAAGCCGGCTCCAATGGAGTCGGCTGCGGCCTTCACCTTCGACGGCGTGTCCATGCGCATCAGTCCGGACAGGTCAAGGTCGACGCCGAGTTGCCGACCACCGACCGGGGTATGCACACCCAGGCCTTCGTCCATGCAGGCTTCGAATGCCTCGATCAGCACCTGAAGGCACTGCTTGTAATACTCGTTGTCCAGTTGGTCGCCGCTCGTGACGGTCGGAAGCGCGCCGACGTTCAGCTTGTAGGCTGGAACGTGGTAAACCGCCGCAACCGTTTCGGCGCCCCACTTCAGTTGCTCGATAACCTGGGAATCCACGGCCGTAGCGCTCAACGCCGTGTACTGTAGTCCATCGCCCAGTACTGCCACGCGGCCGGCATTGATGCCCGTGTAGTTCGTTTGCCAGGTCGTTTTGATCCGGTTTGCGGCCTCGTCCGAAATGGCGCCGGGCGCGCTAAGCACGCCGCCCGGCTGGGCGTTGTTCTCAAAGAATTTCGCCCCGTGGCGCCCAATCCGCAAGTGCTGCAAGGCCGGCAACCCGGCGGCGAAGATTGGCGACAGGCCGACCAGCGGATGGAAGAGACAGTTGAACCGGTCGTGGATTATTTCGCTGGCCGGGACAATCACGTCCTCTGTCACGCCAGACAGATTGTCGATGTTCAGCTGGTAGAACACCGATCCATCATCGGCCACTAGCGCGCACACGCGCGCCGGATCGAGCACATATAGAGCCACCACTACGCCGCGGCTATCCCGCTCTTTTAGGACGTACGTATTCCCACGCGTCAGCTTGCTCAACAGCCAGCATTCTTTGAACTGGATGTGGTTTTGGTATCGGTTCGGCTTGCGCAATACCGGACTGAATGCGGCAGACGAAACCTCTTTCCAGCCGCCCCACTCCTGTAGTTCGACCAGGCGAGGCCGCAACTTCGCGATGTCGCCCGCGATCAGTGTCGCGCAGGCGAACAGCGGGGAAGATTCCAGGACGTCATTGCAGTTGATCTTGATGTCGTGCTGAAAATTTCCGGGGGGCTGGCTAAAGACGTTGAACCAGCCGCCGCGAGTATCCGCCGGTGACAGCGTCGAGAGTTTTCCCGAGAAAGCCCCGGCTAGAGCCGCCAAGACCGACAACTTAGCCATTGCGCATTCCCTTTCCGGTCATCACGGTGCCGCCCAAGAGGAACAGGCCGGCGGCGACACAAGCCCAGCCTGTGCCAAATAGGATGTACAGGCCAGACACCGTGAGGCCGATTCCGGCCAGGCCCATCACAGCGAACCACAGCATGGCGGAGGTCGCGGCGGCGAGAAACGAATTCATTGCGAGGCCTTGTCCCGGCGGTTATAGGTGCGCTTGGGCTTGTCGCCGCCCGTGTCAGGGGTAGCGGTGGACGACGTGGTTTGCGTTGCTGTTTCCGTCGTCAGAACGCGCGTCTGGTACGAGTGCGAGGCCTTTCCGATAGCGGTAAGGACGCGCGCATCGCGGCTTGATGCGTCGAAACTGTCACCAGCGGACAACGGTTTCCCGGCGTAGCGGAACGACTTTTTCGCGATCAACGTTTTGCGCATTTGGAATCCAATGAGAAGAGGCCGAACCCCGAAAGGCTCGGCCCCAGGCACGAGAGGCAAATCAGCTGCCGACGGCGCCATAGTCCGCGTCGTCGATGTACTGAACCGCCGAGGCGCGGCGCTTGCCGAAGCTGATCGGGCGCACCACCTTGATCGCCGTCGATTCGCTCTGGAACATCGAGGTCATCATCTGCGACGCGGCTACGGGCGTATCCGTGGCGCCGGTCGGCGCGGAGCTCTGTTCGATCATTGCCTCGCGGGATACGGACACCTGCACGCCCAGATCGCCTATGCGATAGATGTCGCTCGGCTTGAGCAGCATCATCCAGTTCGGATTCACGTTGTCACCCGTCACGACGGTATCGCCCAGCAGTGTCCCGCCCGTGGCGTTGATGCCGGGGAATTCGGTCAGGCCGAGCGTATTGGTCATGAGCTGGATGGACTTGGCCAGGGCCGGATTGGTGACCAGCTCCAGGCCCGTCGCATTCTTGGCGGTGATGAAGGCCGCATACAGCGCCTTGATATCCGCGCGCAGGCCATCGCCGTCCGGGCCGGCCGAATGGATGGCCGTCACGCCATTCAGGATGCCGGCTGGCGACACGCCGGAGACTGCGGCCGCGGTCGACAGGAACGTGGTGTCCACGCGTTGCGCCGAGGCGTTGACAAGGGCGTCACGAACCAGCATTTCGGCATCCGGCGAAGAATCTCGGATCAGTTCATTGGAGATCACCGCCAACGCGGCGACCTTCAGCGGCGTCAGGGTGACATCCATGAAGTCGACCGTGGTCGCCGGAATGGGCTTGGACTCCCCGACCCAGTAACCCGTCGCGGCGCCGTCCTGGCCCTTGATGAGAACGTTTGCCGGCACGGAACGCAACGGAAGCTTGTCGAACACCGTTTGCGAATATAGATATTCGATGAAATCGCCCGTGTACTGGTTGTTTGCCGTCACCAGCTCGTGGCCCCATTCGCCCGAGCCGCTTCCGCCGCCGGGGACTTCGTTCGCCTTGATGATGGCGACCAGCGTCGGATTGGACTTGGCCCAACGCGCCATGGCGATGCTCGCCGGGGTGGTGTCCTCCAGGCGGGCCATCGCCTTGGCAATCACCATGCGGACATAGTTCTGGCCCTTGAACTTTTCGTCGGCGTCGGACTTGCGAACGAGGATAGTCGCGCCACCGCGGGAGGCGGTGCCTTCTTCCTGGCTGGCGCCCTTGACGGCAACGGCCTTTTCAGCGGCTAGCTTTTCCAGGGTGCGCAGGCGTGCCAGATCCTGGTCAGCGGTCTTAATTTCACCTTCCAGGGTGTCAAATTCTTCGGCCTCGGCCGCGTCGGTGGAGCGGCCTTCGTCCATGCTCTTCTGCATGATGGCCTGCATGCGCGCGGACTTCTCCGCGCGAGCTGCGACCAGCGCGGCGATTTGTTCGGTGATGGTCTTCATGTCCTGATTTCCTTTCGGGATGAGAGAAAAGCCCTTGCGGGCGTTAGGCTTTCCCGAAACGCCGGGAGGTGTGTTGTCGGTCACGGCGCGCTGCTGATGGCCTGACGCGGCCAACAGTGCGTCGTCGATCGACTTGATTGCGGTGATGGAAGCGTCCTGATTCGCTGGAATCGTCACGGCGCTCAATTCGAGCCATTCCCACTTCATGAAGCGGATGCCGTACGTCCCGTCGATGCGTGCGGATTCGATGGAGGCGAAGCCGATGGAGAGACCGCGCACCAGCTTGGCCTTCATCATCTGCCAGGCCTGGGTGAGGCGGTCCTTGAGCGTGCCGTCTTCGTCGACCGACGCGACCTCGCCTTCGACCTCGATTCCTTTGTCAGTGACCTTCGCGGACGTCACCCAGCCGATCGGGTCCGCGCTGTTGTGCTGCCAGAGCAGCGGGATCGGCAGCTTGAACTGCGCGCCCTTCGGCTCTACGACGTCGCCCATGCGATCGGTACTGGGCGTCGAGGCGATTCCGGTAAAGGTGCGTTTCTGCTCGTCGACCGCCTTGATCTCAAGCACGGAATAAGCACGGTTCATAGTCGTTCCAATGGAAAAAGCCCGCTGGTTAGGCGGGCCTGGTGGTGTTTTATGGCGCTACACGACGAACATCTGGTATTCGCGTTTCTTGGCCGGCTTCGCGTGCGCGGCACCCAGCGCCATGCAAAGCGCCACCGCGGAGTCAACCTTGTTGACGGAACGCAGCTTGGAAATCCAGTGGTTGCCCCATTTATCGCTTTCCGTCACTGCCGACATGATTGCGGAAATGAGTACAGGATTACCCCTCAAGCGGATTCGCCCTTCAAGCAGCGCCTCTTCGAAGAGGCGAACCGAACCCGGCATCCATAGGCCCTCGCCACCTTCGATCAGCGGCTTGCCCTTTTTCAATCCGCCTTGCGGATGCTCCGCGAAGGTAAGGGTCAAACCGATTTCCTGAACGTCTTCCTCGAACTTCCGGAAGGCGTAGCGATCGTAGGCCACCAACTTGACATTGAAGTCGCGGCCGTACTCCGCCAGCGTCTGGGCCACATGTCTGTAGCTGATCGTCTGGCCAGGCGGCGCATACAGATGGCCATCCCTGATCCAAACCTGGTACGGCAACTTGTCGCGCAGCTCGCGCGCGATGACTGTGTCGCCAGGCGTCCAGGCATCGATCCATGCGTCGTAGGTCGGCTTGCGGACAATCCGAGTCTCCCCTTCGACCTGTACTTCCACATCGACAGAACCCGTTTCCACCACCGCGCCCAATGCCGTGATATCGCGAATCTGAGATAGGTCCAGGCCCAGGTACACATCCTTGCCGTGATGCTCAGCTGGATCGAAATCCGCCAGCCGTGGTTCCAGCGTATCGCGCGTCATCCAGGCCGTTTCCGCATCGGTCCAGACGCAGAAATGCAGCCTGAGGATGCCGTTCAGCGAACCGGGAATCGCCTTCGCCTGCGCGACCACGTCACGTAGGTATT